GTGTCTAAGAACGATACAATACTATATTGTGGTGCATTGAAACTAATACCAGTATTAGTTCTCTGATTTAACAGTAAAGGACCACTATTAGTCTTGTCATTCTGAGAAAACCACGCCGAAATATCATTATTTCCCATGACTGACAACTGAGTAGAAGCATATCTATATGCGTTAGCTACCAATATTGTCTTAGGTCTGGAGATCATGAATGTGGCGGGTAAATATCCATCGAAATCATACTTCCAGGTAAAAGATCCTCTTTCACCAAGAAAGCACGATGATATCAGATGATACGGTGTAGTGTTAACGAAATTGTATTTTGCTGTACTAGCTCCTACAATCTCATTTGCCAAATGTATGCCGTTGGGATCAAACCCACGGAAAACTGGTCGTCTACTAGCTGTCATAGCATTGTATTCTGACCAAGAAGTACTGGTATTATCCAATTCAACCCTAGTTTGATTGCATCTCATCATCAATGATCTAAGATTCACCACTTTTTCACCCATATATATCAGATTGATATTGGGATCAACAGAGGAAGAACCTCCAAACGTAACTTCTTTGACGTCTTGCAAACCACTTTGAACAGTAAACGTCGAAAGATCTTCATTGATCTCCTTCGGACTAGCGAATTCAAGGTTCTCAGCACCTCGAACTGTCACTAAAACTGTAATATCAGCACTAGATACGGGTGAAGTCTGTTCATTTAATACTCTAACAGTTAGAATACCATTGACAGTATCATTTGTATCTCTCGCTAAAGCAGTGGTCTGGAAAATAGTCGAAGTTGGATCAGAAGGAATCTTTTGATACGCAGTTCTCTGACAATATGGTACACGGAGTGAAACACTCGTATTCTCACTTATGTCCAATATAGTGGTATACACTTCTGTGGACGAGTCAGCTGTACCAGCAATATCCCCTACAGGATCCCAAGATATGCGCAATCTACCTCTATGATATTGAGAGCAAATCACTTTGAGATCGAAGAAAATATCACCTCGCCAATAATCGAACATGTTAGATACTAACCACATAGGAGTACCGCTAACAATAGTTTGACCTGTGCCCGCAACATTATACGACATATATGGTGTCACATAAGTATTCCACAATAAAGTATCTGATACATCAGAACTCAACCATGTGAAACTAGTTAAATAACTAGAACGTTGCACTATGTCTGATATCATCAGAGGATCATGTTTATCACCTCCTATGACGCTATTGTCAATTGTGAGTTCATTCTTAGAATCAATACACAATCGTTCCGTACAATCACTGATTTCACCGGTTGCTAACCCGTGAAAAGGTAAGTTCTTATATGGTTTAACATCATCAATTACTGGTACTTTGGTGTAACCAAACAATGAAGCGACGTTCGAAACTGCATTCGCAGCTATAGACGTTGCTGTCATGAAATTACCAATAACAGGTACATTAGATAACATACCTGTAGCTCTGGCAATAGCACTTGCTGGTTTGGACACTGGACCCTTACCGTACTCATCTCCTGATTGCACAGCCAAACGCACAGTCAATCCTGACATTTCGACTTCCTCAGCCCAAGCATAGATCTTGACATCTACAGATGTGCCCGCAACACTATTAGCATTGAGCAAATCTGTAAAAGAATTAAGATGTAAAACACCCATATTCAACAAATCTGTGCTACTTGTAAGCCTCAACCATTCGTAAGGATAAACGAACGGGAGGCACATCTCGCCACCTTCGCTAGTTTGAGGATAAACAATCACATTAGGTAGTTGAGAATAACTCACTAAAGGATCTCCATCAACAGGCGAAATAGTGGCTGAGAGATAGTTGACTACAGGTTTATATGCACACAATAAAGCTCCATAGTAGAAAGGTGACGCATTGATCATGATCTTCAGATGTAAATTACATCTAACAAAGGCATAATTATCAATTTTCTTCTTAATAGAAGTATGATTGAAAAATAACTGCCACGGTCGCAAATCAGCGTCAACACTAGTACCAACAACCCAATTTTGGGAATGTATGAGTACTGGTCTACTTAGAAACTCGTTTAATGTTGCATTTACACTACCAGTAGGTTTATACAACTGTGCTACTGGCGGCGCAACATCAACATCATCTTGTGCATCATCATCGAACGTAAGATTGACCTGAGTGTCTGTTTGTTCGGCTCCATTATCAACTCCGGACTGAACAAAGAAATCATCTACTGAAAGCAGATTCTCAATTGGTTCAGTATACCCAAGCAAGCTGCAAGTGTCTGTAATTTCACGAGATGTTTCGTTAAAAATAGACGCAAGAGCAACATGAGTTTCGAAATCAGAAGTTTTACCTTCTGCATACTCCGTTTCAACGCATCGCAAAGCTTGCGAAAAGCGAAGTAGAATTTCTTTAATTTGTGAAGAGTTAAGCTCCTCAGTCTGTTTTTGTGTTTTTTGATATTTCGACATAAAATTATAAAGCTAATTGACTCGTGACTTTACCACCCGAAGGTAGGCTTACAATCATAGGCCTCAGCACACATGCTCCAACTACGCAGAATGTTGGAACGTTACAAATACATATATGCATCCTCACGAACACAAGTGCTACACTTGTGAGTTTGACATTATTTATCTAGTATACAACAGGACGATAGTTATACATTTAAACAGGTAACAACGAATAAACACCTAAAAGTACTGATCATAGGTATGACAGTACTTTGAACTTCTTTTAAACTGTTCGCACAGTGAAGCGTAAGTGGGAAAAGTAGATTCTTCTACCCAATCTTCCCAATCTAGATCTTTGACTAGATTTTGTAACATTTCTCTCTTTTCAGAGAAGGTTGTTTCACCATAAAAGAAATACTCTCGGAGAGCCGTGGAAATCACAGCCATACCCTGATATTCTTCTGTAACTGCCTTGGAACGATTCCAGACAGTTAGCATCTTCTCAATCGAATCGTGATCTAAGGGAGCCATCATGCATCCAAGATTATCATCCAGACGCCACGTTCTTTTCAAAAACGAAGCATCATTTATATGGATGAAAGGGATACTTTCAGCTTCCTTGTCGGCCATAGTATAAACTATATCCAATTTCGAAAATGCTTTAGCGATATTGGTGTGATTAAACCAATCGGCACTTTTATGCACCGACATGATATTATCGTCACCATATGTCATTAGACTAACTTTATCAGCAAAGTCTTCAACAGTTTTATCAGGATTTTCCAACCTGTAAACATATCGCATACGCAGGGAATTCACTATACCATTAAGAATAACAGTTAAGGGATTCCCTGAGGGATTAGATCCAAATAATTGAACCAAATCGCCGTTGAAATCAACAATTGCAAATGCTGTGTCTTCAGCAATACCACGAATGACAATAATGTCCTCCTCGGTGTAATTACCAGACAACTTACAGATGTCAATGATGATCTCAAACGCCCCAATAATTTCTTTGGGACTCATCTTCTTATCGAAGGCTTTGTAATCACCTGCCACAATACGGTCAAGACCATGCGTGACTATGTAATCGTACATCTCTTGCCACTCGAGTGATTGTGCTACTGTACCCGGTCCTGCTTCGAAGGCAAATCGGTTATTCTGCAATAATCGAGTAAATGACAACAAGTATTTTCTCACAACAATGCACCAATCAAAAGGAGCACCCGTAAACACGCGTGTCTTACCGATCTTGGCTTTCTTGAAAGAGACTGGTTCATCTTTAAGATGAGCACAAAAGTTGGGGTTCACTCTCTGTCCAGTCTTATAGATTTCGATCATTTCATAAACTCTCTCCATGATTTCAGAATCTACTTCGACAGGATCCAGCATACCATGTTTAGGCATAATGGATGTCAGAAAGAATTTCTTAGATTTTTTCCAAGGATTCCCCGCACTTGTATTACGGTTCATCTTATCTACATACGACACACAGGCACCATTAATGGCGGTGAAATCGTCAAGTACTATCATTTGTTCTTTGATATCATTCAGATCAGTCTTAGCAAGTATATTTTTCAAATAACTCGCCTTACACTCTTCAAGTAATACCGTATCTAACTCATGTATAGGCTTGACAATATCCTGAGCGGCTATGTGCCAAGGTACCCAAGATTTCATCTCTGGTTTGCAGTATTTAGCTGTATAACCTTGTGATTTGAGTTTTTCACTCATGGGCGTCTCACAAACCTTAGATCCGCTTTTACCTCGGAAATCAGTGAAAGAACCATAAAGACTCATATTTCCTCCATCAATGTAACGAAACACTGATTTTTTGTGCAGATCTCCAACTTTACGTGTAGTAGATTTGGAATTGATGAAACGCATATCTCCTTCAGAGATATTGTGAGAGGTCAAACTCATGTATGTCGAATTGATAAAATCTCCTTCAACATCAGCAGCAAAGACTTCAGAACCATTGAGATTATTAGCCAAAAAATGTAGACCAAGGATTGAATATCCATAACTACTGTCTATGACTAGGGGCGAACCGCAATCTCCATCTGATGTATAATCAGACACTTTTCCCTTCCACAGGGAATTACATGCATCAATTCCATACTCAGGGAACTTGAATTTGCGTTGTGGTAATTTTTTGATGTTCTTAACATCACGGTAATGTACACTACCATCTTCACGGCGGGTTATATACTTACCATTAAATACACCATTAGCATCTCCAAGTTTGAAATATTGGACTATCTTTTTACCAGGTGGCATCTCACGAATAGTGACAAACGCTAAATCCTTATCAGGAAATCTCGTGATGTCACCATCGCTCAAAACGACTCGCATGTTTGATCCGACTCCACTCTTTGATGATTTGACTATATCCATGTAGGTGCATTCCATTGGTGGCAGGTTATGATTGTTAGTCACATATATGTGACCTCCCAAGCACAACATTTTACCAAGAGCACGTCTACCATCTCCTCGAGTTATGGCTGTATGTATCACATTTTCTGAAATCTTTTTGCAAAATTCTGTAAATTCCATACTTTTTGATGACGAACTTTCTCGGGTGAAGTTAGCTGTGCACAAATCAATGTCATTGTTGTACCAAACATTCTCTTTAGTTTTCAATTCAGCAACAGGTCGAGATCCGACTTCGCCACTTTGAGGGGAACACTTCTTGTACATTTTGTACAAACTATAAGCGCTTCCCAATGTACCAACCATAGTTAACAACATTTTGGGATGTCCGATCAATTGACTGACTCGATCACCAAGACCTTGCCAATAATGAACATCAACCGCATTTAAAAGTACGGTTTCCACATAATATTGTGCTATGCGTGCGTTGATACGCAAATTGTTGATGGTATCAAGAGATTCCAGTACTGTACCGTTAATAGTCCGTAGTGTATTGGTTGTAGCAACAATGTCACTCCAATATCGAACTATGAGAAAAGCACAACACAGAATAGCGAAAGAGCACATTTCAGATCCAAACTCAGAATATCCACCTTGAACGTTGCACGAACAAAGTGTGTCAGGCAATGAGCATACCATGCAGAGTTCAACATCTTTCATAGCATCTATACATTTTCTCACTCTATTTTGATCTAAATTGAATTTTTCAATCATGATGTGTAACCATGATAACAAGTCTTTAAGACTCATATCTTCTTTCACCAAATGTATGGTAGCCAATCTTTTTCCTTGATCAACGGCGACCGGTTGTACCCTTTCGACTTTAAAAGTCCAAAGTTCAGGGTACGGACTTAAATCTGTGACATTCTCAGAACTCAACATTCCTCTTTCATCCTTAAATTCTTCTCGAACTGAAGGAGTTATGATATATGGAAATCTTCTTTGTACAGCTGAAGGACGTGAAAACAAATGATATGTGTTCAAATCCTTAACGTTAGTTGTAGCAACAACTAATTTGGCTCGCATGGGTGTGCGACCTTTTTTGTCAAGAGCAGCTTGATCAGGACAAAATGCAGCATTATTGATAACCTGAATAACTTCATCCAAAGATTTAGGATCTTTCAAGTCAGGACTTTCATTAGCTACATCATCCAAGACAATTGTATGACAAGATGAGGTGTATCCATCCCAGAATTTAGCTGCTGGGTTTTTCGTGTATCGAAATTCATCTCCTAACGGTAATTTTTCGTGCTTAGCGAAGTAAGTACAAAGTATATTTGTTATTGAGGTTTTTCCAATACCCGAATCTCCATAAACTAACAAACTGAAAGGAGCTTTTCGATCTCGTCGGGCGGCTGAATGCGTATTCAGATCATCTCTCATGATAAGCATATCATTAAGAGTGTTTCGGATAATGGTAACATCATTTTTATCAAGTCCTACAGAATGTTTAGACACACTCTCTAACTTTTCAATGACATTATCCAAATCCGATCTGAATTCACTCTCGGTGAAACCATGTTCTTCAGGATTGTTCAATAGGGGTTCTCTTCTCTGTAATTCTCTACATTTCTCGTAAATCTCTTTGTATGTACCTCCACTATGAAAAATAGTGGTGATATCACCAGTCTTAAACACTTGATATCCTCTCTCGAGAATAAACAGTATAGTGTCTGCTAAGACATAAAGAAAATCACTTTTCTTGTAGAATTTCTTCTTCAGAGCTGCTTGTTCTAGTTTAGAGTAACCCAAAGAATCCATTGTGACGCCTATAGCATCAAAGATGGAGAGTGAAAGCAAATACATGCAACAACGATAAATCTTTTTCGCGATTTCACTCTCACAAATGTTTTTGTATGAGTTGAGGAAACTTCTCGATGTTTCAAAGAAATCTCCAGATTGTGGAGTGAAACCAGACCATATTTTCTTGATATAGGGTATTACCCGTGTCATGTAAATACGATATGTTGATTCGTTGTAACGACATTTCAAAAAGATATTAATGGCTCTCACCACTATATCAAATCTCAACATACCTTCAACTTTTTCGGTTGAGAGTTTCACAAACATGACTATATCATCGATCAATTTGGTCAAGTATTCTTGGTCCATAGTAGCTAACTTAGCGTTTAAACACATAGCAGCATCCTTGAAACCAAAACCTTGACCATCAGGTTGATTCATGTACATGTAGTACGTTTTGATATCGTTCCAACTTACTTGGACACGATATTTTGGTTTTCTCTTCGCAATTTTGTCTCCGAAAATGTTTGTAACAAATTCATAACGACAAATATACTCTCTTCGAGTATAATCAACAACTTCATACTGTTGATAAATTGTTTCTTCGAGATCACTCAAAGATTCTGCATCATTGGAGTTCAATTCGAAATCTGGTTGATAAACACCTTCAGAGTAATCATCAGGATTGTATAAACCAGAGTGGCGGTTTGATGGATGGACATCACAGATGTCATATCCACAACAGCAGACAACAGATTGAGGACGAGTATAGTGAGGTGTGAATTCACCGTACATGTCTCCTGAATTTTCAGAAAATTGTCCATAATCCAGTGAGGAGGTATCACTCTGAAGTGATGTCCATCGGATTGTTGGTGAAGTTATCTGTTCCTCAAGTTCTAGACAGAATTGAGTTACGTCCTCAGGGACGCTATAAACTTCAGGTTGTACAAATTCAGATCTTGATCTCAATAATAGATCAATAACCCATTCAGGTGTTGAATTCTCACGCAAGAATATTAAACTCTTGCGTAGGTCTTCATTATCTAAATTGTGTAGCATTTCGTGCATAATTCCATGGGAATTGTACACGTCAACAAATGTTAAATAACAATTGTTTTGAGGGTAGTTTTGTGACTCAATCGACAAAGTCGAGAATCGGGTTTGTGAAGAATTACGTTCTTCAGTCGAAAGTACCGCTTGTTTAGTGTTAGAAAAAATGGCGGCATGAACAAGTTGTCAGCAGTCTATAAAACGCATCTTACAACCATAAGATGTGATTTCTTTTATGAAATGCTCTAATTAGCAAATCATGATGTGTATTGAATAGCCTTGCCATTCCAAAAGGTAATTTTCCTATTATTGTCTAAGTTCGTGTGCCTCGGTTTGAGGGGCGTGACTTAAAGGTTATCGGGATCTTCAATTGGTATGGGGATCTATTTCGAACTACATCGAAACGTAACTGCAACATAAGCGCTGCGCTTATGAGTTCAATATTTCTTTGATTCTGAACAATGCAAGGACGATATGCATTATTCTTTATCGTGGAACGAAATAAACAAATTTCCACTTGTGAAAATGAAAATATGAATAAATGTAATATGAAATATGAAGTCTGATGTAAAATCAGAATTTTTGTGGGTTTTATTGTTTTTAAAAATGCAAACTTCCTAATATAGGAAGTATAAAATATAGCAGCTCGACGTGAGCTGTAGAAACGAACATATAAAAGGGAGGGTTTGAAGAATTAATGAAACAATTCGACGTTACTTCAATAACGACAAAAGTACAATTTCAATAAAGGAATCTAAGATAGGGCCAGAGACGACAAAGATGAGGGTCGTTGACGACTAAGAAAGGGGTTAGTGCCCTATGGAAATAAGCTCTCCATAGGGGGTTAGTGCCTTAAATAGAAGACAGGACAAAACATAAATGAAGAAACTAGTATGCCTAAAGCAAATTTCAATGAAAATGTAAGTTACAAAATAAATTATAACTGAATCAAATGCTATTAAATTAGAAACGACGGAACGTATTATAGCTAATACGAACGGACGATCGATAAACGATCAAACATGAGGGAGTGGTGTGAACCACTCCCCC